AAAAAGATTTAAAAAACGCCCCCGAAGGGGCATTAGGTTTAGCCCCAGATGCGGCAGGCCATTTGTGGACGGATGGTGCTGAAGCCGTACAGAACGTCAATACGGCAAGGCATACGGTCGTTGTTGATGTCGTACTGACGAACAACGCGCAAGCTGATACCGTTGTGAACGGCACGAGCAGCCATGTCAACGCCTTGTGGCAGCAACAGGTCAGCAGTAGCGAACGTGATGGCGTCTTTGTGGTAGACCAAGTTCTGAGCGTACTGAGTAGAAGCAGTGCCCACAAAGGTCACAACGCCACCAGTTGCAGGCAGCACATCAACAGTAGCCAGAGCGTGGTTGGCCGAGTACATCGGAGCAACAGTCACAGTCCAAGTGCCACCCACGGCAGTAGCCGTAGTCAAAGCCACAAATTGGAACAAAGAACCAGTAGACTCACGGGTCTGTGGGTTGACAGCATTGCAAGCACTGACCGTGAACACGTCACCAGCATTGATTGTGGTGACTACAGAACCTTGTTCCAACAGAATGGTAGAAGCGCCTTCGGCAGTAACGCCTGGGGTCTTAACCAGTGTGGACGCGGTGGCGCTACGTGAGCCAGTGGTGTGCTGCTTGATCGACTGAGACATGTTGACTTCATCAAAGCCCAACACGCCAGTGCCCATCATGCCGTTGCGAAACTGCTTGGAGATAGTGTCGGTCGGATTGAACAGACCTTTCATACCTTCAACCAGACCAGCGTTGGCTGCTGGGTTAACAGTAGCGTAACGTGGCGACATCACAGCAGCGTTTTCGTTCAGCTTTTGTTGGGCTTGGAGCAGCACCAGCGAAGTTGAAGGAGTAGTGCCAGGCGTGCCAACGGTATTACCGATGGTTTTGTACGCATTGGCAACGTCAGCATCAATGCTGGAGGCCAACTGGCTAATACGCGGCTTGAGAACACGCTCTGCGAAGTCGTCCAATTGCATGGTCAATTCAGCAGATGTGAAGTTGACACCGATGTGCTTTTGGGTAGAAACAGCCAGAGTGGTGAACTGCTCGTTGTCGTCCTGAACTTGCAGGGCGGCGCCGTCAGTAACCAGAGCGCGGTCAGGCAGACGGATACGCAGGGTAGAGCCAATCTTAGCGCCTTCAACAGCAAAGCTGTCGTCATACTGGCGATTGACGTTACGGGTAAGAACAAGGTTATTCTCCAGAATTTCCAGAGCCTTGCGGGTGATCATGTCGATCGTAAGAATGCTATTAGACATTTGTAAATTTCCTAAAAAAAGTTAGCGGATACGTTGTGCTTCCCACTTCTTCATCTGCCTTACACGTTCAGCATCAATCCACTGCGAGGCCGTCATGCTCTTAATGGAGCGCGGGTCTGTAGTGTCAAGTGCTGGCGAACCAGAGGCTCGGGCGGTAACAGGTGAAATCGGCGTTGGCGCTGACGTTGTTCGTTTGACCGGGGGTTCTGCGGCCAATTTGGCCTCAATCTTCCCAATCTCTTTCGCCTGACCGAGTGGCGTCATACGTGCGATGCGTTCCGCGTCTTTGGGGTTAGAGCCGAGATAGTAAGCTAACTCAGGCCCAATGTCCGAAGACTGGATCGTTTCGGCCATCACGTTCGTGATCGGCAGTTTTGGGTTGTAGGCGACTTGTTCAAAGTCATCGTACTTGTCCCGCGCTGCTTCCTCAAGTTCCTGATAGCTTTCGAGAATAGCAGAGTGCTGCTTGGCAGCTTCACGCTTTGCAATCAGTTCTTCAGCCTTCTGTAGCGTCAACGCTTCCGTGTACGCTTCGGTAGACTCAAACTGATCAGCGGTGGCTGTTGGTGCGGCCCTCAACGTCTGTTGTTCAGACTGACGCTGTGCTTGATCTCGTTCCCACTTACGTTGCTCTCTTGCGAGGCGTTTGCCAATAGCTGCATCAAGTTCCTCTTGCGAGAATGTCTTGCTTACTGCTTCTGGCGTTTCCGGCGTTTGAACATCAGTCGCAGGCGCAGCCGTTGCTTCCTGTTCTGGCACGGGTAGTGACTCCGCTGGTACTTCTTCTAACATTTTTGATTCCATAGAATCCCTGGTGATCGCACCAGTACGGTTTTTAGCATTATGCTTGAATTTGGGCAGCTTGGTAAGCGGCAATCACTTCAGCCGTATGCACCGCAACGCAAATGGCTTGAACCTTGGCATCTTCTGCGCTGTAGTCGTCCCCAGGGGCAACAACGTGGCGGTGAAAGTTGCCGCTGATTTGTTTGCCGTCTTCCATGATGGCGGTTTTGGTGCGTACTTGAACACAACCGTTTTCAACTACTTCGATGCGGTCAACAATTTCAACTTTTTCTAAAGCCATTTTAATCTCCAATTAAAAATTAAGAAAAGTTATTGTGGTGCTTTGCGAGACGCAATCAATTGGTAGTCAAGAAAGTCTACAAATGCAGCAGAGGCATTGTTGCCAGCCATGTAAATGTAAGGTTCAAGTGCTGACTGTGTGATATTTGTTGTGATTGTTGTTGTCAAATTGTCAGTGAATATCTTATTTATACCTCTGGCAACTTGACCTTCAGATGAACTTGAAGTGTTTAAATATTGACCAACATTCAAAGTCACAGCGGTTGGTGTACAAATTATCGTCATAAAACTGATTCGCTCAAATGAAGATGTGACAATAGACTGCGTTGTGGTAGACCCGCCATCATTACAAACTAAACGAATGTCGTCACTGCCGTACAAATTAAAGTCTTGCGTTGCATAAATGAAGTTGTTTGCATTTTCATAAAGACCAAACCGCCAAGTTAAGCGTGCGTCTGTATTGGTTGTATAGTTGGTTGCATGAATGATTGGGTTTTGAACAACTTTAACTATGTTGTTACCGTTAAAGTTTAATGTGACCTCGCCGCTTGATGTACCTGTGCCAGATAATCGAACATAGGGTGAGAATTGTGAAGCACCAGATGATGCGCCAAATGTTGCAGTACCAAAGGTAATTGCACCATTTCCTGCCAATGTGCTTGTCCAAAGTGAATCAAGTTTGCCTAGAAATAAATCTCTAAACTCAAGTCGGCCTGGTTCGTATAAGCCTTGACGATAGTCGTTCAAGCTATTTGTGGACACATTGCCAAATTGCGTAACTGATCTACTGTAAGAACGATTGTCAATTCCAGTGTCAGTAATATCTGCACCGTACCTAGTTGTTTGAATAACACCAAAATTATTTCCCTCGCCAGAGACAATAATGGAAACTTGATCCCAAGCAACGCCTTGCCAGTTGTTTTGACTACCTTCACAATAGATAGTTGCTGCAGTGTTTCTTTCAATTACTACACCATCAAACACATTGCCGTTAGAATACAAATTAAGGTAAAAAGAATAATAGCTGTCCATGATGCCAACGCCGTTAAAGATGTTGCCATTGGCGTAGTCTAAGCCGCCAGTGCCAGTGCCGTGCAAATAAATACCTTTGCCACCATAACGAACACTAATATTTTCAGCAGTCATCAATTGAACGTAATAGGTGTCAGAATCAATCTCAACACCGACACCACCAGTTATTGTGTTATCCGCAAATTTAATTGCCAATCCCGAAATCCAAGGAATAAACCTATCACCTTGAATATTGCCATCTGGAACAAGTTTTGCCACAGTGCTTGTGTATGTCAAACCTTCCAAATTACACCGAACATATCTGATTTGTCCACCTGGCTTAATGGTAAACATATTAATGTCAGTCAATGCGGTGATGTTATTCCATTGGCAGTCTAAAACCACTGCACTTTTTACAGTGATAGTAGACCCAATTCTTGTGTCGCCTGGGATTACAACAATGTTGCCGCCAGCCGCAAATGCAGCATCAATTGCAGCTTGAATTGCAGTAGAGTCATCAGCTACACCATTGCTTAACGCGCCATAATCTTTTACGTTTAATGGCGAACCAGAAATCATTGAATAAGAAACTTTTGTCAGGCTCATGTTTTACCTTTGTTAAGTCGAAATGTAAGTTCCGGAAAATCTGACAACGTTTTTGTCAGCGCCAGTATCAACATCAGCAACCGCCGTGTTTACCGTATTTCCATCAACCGTGGCTCGATAGTACAATTCAAATCGTGTTGCATTTGCTACTGTTACGGCAGAAATTGGTTCTTCACCAGCCCACGCCGATGCTACGCCAATTGAAATTGCGCTTATGCCGTTTTGCGTACCACTTGTACTGGCAGTAACGGTGTAAGGAAGGCCTCCAATACAAACCGAACCGGATGCCGAACCAACTGTTACTGCGTCTGTTCTCAAACTTCCTTGAATATGGACAGCGTTACCAATTTTTGTGTATCGGCCATTCGTCACTAGAGTGTCGTATGTGACGCTAGTAAATTGCGTTCCATCTGTAATTAACGTTGGAGTCCACAAGCCTTCTTCATAGTCATCCAACAATTCACTTGTTCCTGTGCCTGGTGTGGCAGAAAAGTCGATGCCTTTGCCAGACGTACCAATAACTAAGTTGCCTGTGCTTAAAGTTGCGTCACCTACCAAAGTGGGTGTTGTAATGCTTGGGCTAGTCGAAAAAACCAAGTCTGTACTTGTTGTTCCAGTAGCGCCAGAAGCTGTATACCCCGTGATGTTGTTAAACGATGTGATACTAGCAGTAGAAGCATTTGTGCCGCCATTAGCTACGGGCAAAACACCTGAGACATGAGTGGTAAGCCCAATTTTTCCATAGCTAGGCGCAGTTGATACGCCACCAGAAATTAAAGCATTACCTGTAGCAACATCAGCAAGTTTTGCAAGCGTTGTGGTTGTTGATGCGTAAAGCAAATCGCCCACGGCATAGGACGTTTGACCGGTGCCACCTTTAGTTGCCAAAATAGTGCTAAGGCCAGGGTTTAAATCGGAAATAGCAAGTTTGACTGTTGCACTGGTTTGCACAATCGGCAAAACCTCTGTTCCTACAACTGTAGAGGCAGACGTTAGTGCTGATATTTTGCTGTTGGCCATATTCAGTTAAACATTACTTCAATTAAAGAAGTTAATGGTGGTGCTTCTGAAAAAGTTAATGTTGTGCTTGCTACAGCATAAGTATTTTTCTGCTGATACACGCCGTTAATATACACAAAAGTAAAGTTTTCGCCTAACGAGGCGTTAGTTAACGTAAAGACCGTTTGCGATCCTGTGCCTGTAAAATTGTTTACTTGGTAACTTGCAGCGCCAATACCGGAAATATTGTCGTATGTGGCAATAAGCACATCCGTAGATGTATTTAAAACAAACTTATATAGAGATGCAGTTAACCAAATTTCACCACCTGGCACTCGGCCTGCAGAATCTAAAATGATTGGATTGGTATGCGCCGTTACACCACTAGAAGATGTATAGGTGACTTGCGGTGTGGTTGTTCCTGCTGCATAAGAGTACAGCTTTCCGCCAGTTAAAGGAACACCGCTGTTGGTAAAAAATTGGGCCGCTGCGCCGCCCACGGGGGAGAGAAAGACGGCCATGATTAACCCTTAGTCGTAAGCAACAGTAAATGCTGCGGAAGTACCGGCCAGCACAATGTACAACCCTTTGTTGAAAAACAAACCCGCTGGAATATTCAAATAGCTTGTGCCTGCTGACACGGGAATTGTGTCCGAAATTTTAGGGTCGCCAGTGCTAGCTGCGCCTGAGTCATAGATCGTCAAAGTACCACTGGAAGATGCTGACACAAAGATGCCGAACAGCTTGCCAGCGCCAACTTTAACTTGGGTTGTTGCAGCAGCTTGTGTGTAATTAGCCATGATGTTTCCTTATGCCAAAAATTTCAGTTTGTACAAAGTGCGTAGATAAATCTCAATAATATTATCTATCAACTGTTGTAGCGATGAGTCTGCTTTATCACAGACATTGTACCGAGCGCCTTCAATTTCAGCCAACGATTCTTCTAAGAACTCAATTACGTTGGTGGTTTTTTTTGCCGAGCGCAAGGTAATTGGGCCAATCAAACCATTTCGGCCTTGGTAGGCTTCGGCAAAATCATCAGCCGCACCAACGATGCGGTTATAGAAAATGTTGAGCGCTTCGTGCTTGCTAAAGCTGCGGGTGTTCAGGTGAACGCTGTGCGTCACGTCGCGGGCTAGGAACAAGATTCCTATAAAGTCAGCGGGTTTCATTGTGGCATTCCTTGTGGTGGCATCATTTCGCCTTCAGGCATCATTTCAGGCGGCGTCATCTCCATAGGCATGGATTCTTCACGCATCTCAGGCATCTGGTTCACTGTGTTTTGCGACTCCATCGCCGCAGCAACAACGCCCATAGCAATGTCTTGAATCTGCTGCTCAGTCATGCCAGCCTGCACCGCAGCAATGCGCTTGGTTTCGGCCTCGTACAGTTTAACTTCAGCCTCAAAGTCTTTGCGCTCCATGTCTTGCATCTCAATGGACTTGCCGACATTGGTAAGCATCTGGTGCATCTGCTCCATCTCAGCGCCCATCGCTTGCATCTGCTGCTGCGCGGCTTGCAATTCTGGATTGTCCTCACCATCGCTCATCAGCTTCGGATCAATGGTCTTGGCAAAACGCTTGGCCATCTCTTGAGCGCCTGGCCAATCCATGTTCTTAACAAACAGATCGCCAGCCACTGCCCACAGTTGTG